ATGAAAGCGATTGTAAATTTACCTTTACATCCAGTTGAATACTTTCCAATAAATTTCCTAATCCATGCTAATTATTTTAATGATGACATATATCTTTTTGACCTAAACTGGCAACTCAATAAAATTATAGAATTAGGTAGTAAAAAAATATATCCACCACCTAAAAATAGAAATCTATCCTTAAGAAAAAATGAATCTTTTTTACACAATAAAAACGCTGCATGTGAATTGAAAAAATATTTAAGTGATGAAGATAATTTTTTAACCCTACTACAAGGAGCTACTGAATGCCTTGTAGATTATGAAGAAATTTTCTTAGTGAGAAATGAAGATCAATTATCACAAATTTTTTTAGAAAAATTAGCAATTTTATATCCGGAAATGCAATTTAAAATATTAAATGATTTTCCAGTCACACCATTAAAAAAATTAAGTTTCTTTAATTTAGACCTAAATAAATATTGGTATCACAATAGAGTATGCCAGATTACGTCAAAGAATAAATCCTACATTGACGTAATTACAAGTACCAAGAAATTCGATGCTATAGAATTTGTAAATCTAAATGATGTTACTAACGTTGATAATACAATTTTAACTGGATCTTATCTAACGCTTAAATCAGATATTGATAAAAGATTAGACTATGCAACATTACAATTAACATCAAATGATATCGAAACAAAATTAAATTCTATAGAAGATTTTTTTCTATTATGTAGAAGAAATAGGATAAAATTAACTTTACATTTTACTATCGACAAAAACTTACTAGGAGGTGAAAAAGATTTTTTTAAGCTCTGCAAAAAATTTAATATAAGAGAAATTAGTCAATTTGATGCAAAAGGTTGTTTTGAAAAATCTTTAAAAGTTAATAATGTAAGTTTCAGTAAAGATTTATTTTACGATTTTTTAAAAAAATTAAAAAAACAAAAACTGTTAACTCACGATGTTAAGGTAATTTATGAGCTCTACACAAAAACAAAAGGCTAACTTTTATAAGCCAATAGTGCTAAAAGATTTATTTGCTAATTACGTTATTGACAAAAGCAAATTTCCAATCCTAAACAAAAATGAGGGTGATGAAATAGGTGCTATGTTTGATATAACAGCACGATTTAAAGCTGATAAAAAAGTTAACAATGCTTTATGTGAATACCTTAAATTAAATAGAATAGAAAAGGTGCTTGGACGGCATAGGACAATAGGATCTTCACTTAGTTTCCACACAGATGGCCACGCATTAGGTGTCAACAATTCTTTGGACACAAGTAAAACATTTAGTTATGATTGTAAAGGCAAATTAAATTTATTAGCTCGTTCTGCACAAGACGAAAACTATTTGATATTCTTAAATTATTTTCTAGGCGAAAATATTGAATGGAGCAAGATTAATCAAGGAAAATTTTACAATGGTAGTACGAATGGATCATGCAAAGCAATAAAAACTTATCTACCAGTAGAAAATAAAAATTTAATGACAGGATATATAAATAAGTTAGACGGTAAAACCTATCGGCTAAATGCAGAAACCTATAATTTAATAACACAAGATTTTCAGTCAATGATGAACTATTCTGTGAATGACGGGCTGCTATTTAATCCGATCCAATATCATGCCAGTGGTGAATTGTTAACAGGAAAAAATGTCTTCAGAAACTTTGTCGAATTTTTCATATACTGAAATTAAAAATTATAGAAATTTTATTAAAACAAAATCTAAAGATTTTAATCTAAGTTGTGATACTTTTTTGGATGAAGGACACCTTTTAGATATTTGGTATGCCGAGCGGCAAAATCATGTTGACGTTTTTGGACGGGAACAAAGTATAAGTTCAATTAGATCAAATGATATCAAAAAGAAGTTGATGAATAAATTAGAACAACATTTAACCTTTCAACAAGATTATCATATAGACGTCCATCTGTGTAAACTAGTTCAACCAACCCATACTCATATAGATGGTCATTTACCTTTCTTAGATAATAAAAAATACTGTATTGCAAAAATATTTATTATTCCGTTAGCATTTGATACAGACTGTAATGACACTTCGTCTCTTAACACCTATTTAGTTAAATTTAAGCAGCATTATAATTATTACACAGAAGGAGGTTATGAATATACAAGATTATTGTTACAAAATAATCTGACTTATAATTCTTATAACCTAGAAGACGAAAAATTAAATATTATGGATAAACACAATGAAAAATTTTTTTATGATGAGGATCCTACAATTTTTAATCATTTTCAAAGTCATTTTAGTAAGTTGCAAGTAGGATTAGATATAGAAAAAGTGAGTAAAATGAAGTTAGGATCAATTGAATCTTTAAATCCATACCAAATCCATTGTAGTGGAGATTTTAAAAGTTTTACTTGTAAATGGGTGTGTAGAATAGTTTTGTATTTGAAGTTTTGAAAAGGTTAACCCCTAACAACCGTTAAACAGTGCCTCGCTCAAGCGAGCTATTAGATTCAATTGCTAGGGGCTTTCTTAACAAAATTAATATTTCCCGAGCTACGCTCTCGTTTCCTATTTAGGTCTTCTGGTTACACTTTATTTATTATTACCAGTAACGAATGCATACATTTTTTCTGCTGCTGATAAAACAGACTCTACACCGGGTACTTCGGGCATCTTTACTTCAGTAACAATTTCGTCTCCGTCCTTAGAGATCTTAGTTTCCCAAGCTCCCCATTTTGCATGGTAGTCTTGCCACATTTGGTTTTGTGCCATTTCTAGCACTTTAGTCCGGATTTCATATCCATTCTTATTAGGCTTCACCACGGGCACGAAGTTTTTCATCATATCATTCATTTGGTCAAAGGTTTGGTTTGTATAATTATTTTTGGTCATGTTGTATTCCTCTGTGTGTGTAAAAAAATAATATATAACATTCTAAAACAAATGTCAAATATATTTACCAACATTACACGATAAATATCGTAAAGAGGATTTTTTATGTCATCATCGCCGATTGTAAATAGGATTAGGGTTATTCCAAGAGAAACTGATTTTCTAGAAAATAACGTAGGGTCACGTGGAGAAATTTATTTCGACAATGACAATGATTCTTTAAGATTGTACAACAAGGAAACAAAAGGCGGTTTCCTTCTTGTCAATGAAAAAATACTTGCTGATGCCTTGGATGGATTATCTACAGGCAGTTCAATATCAACGGTATTTGATCTCACTGATGTTGATCCTAATTCAGTTACGCTAGATGCAGATAATGGACAAGGAAAGGTACTCAGTTGGGATCAAACTGTTAGTGCATTTGTACCAACTGATTTACCACAACAACAAACCGCTTCAGCACAGGCAATTGTGTCAGACAATTCCCCTAGTAATCCTAGTCAAGGAGATTTATGGTGGAATTCTGCCGATGGTAAGCTTAAAATATATTATGATGATGGCCAAAGTGCCCAGTGGGTGGATGCAAATTAATAACGTCTATCTGCATTTATCAGTTCTACATAATCTGCAGCGTCATTCCAACAACTAAATCTTTTAATTATTTTTGTTTTACTTGGTGTAATAGTTTTAATAATGATATCATCTCTTGCAAATATTGCAATTGTATATACATAGCCCCAACTGTTTCGATTGGGGCCAAGTATGTTATGACCAATTTCTTTAAAAGAAAATTGATCTAGCTCCATCCGCCTTGCTCCATCTCACGACGAGCCCTACGCATTTGGCTTTTTTCAATAGCTGCAAGCAAACGTTTTCCTAATGCTCGTAGCTTATCTAACATTCCATCTATCCTCTAGAAGAGGTAGCTGTCGGCTTTCTTTTAGGGTATTAAAAGCATATTCCCAATCATGTTTATATTCTGATTTTACGAAAGTTTTTAGTTCGCGATCTCGCTCACTGGCGCTGCCATTCAACCAATCAAAAATTGATGTTACAATGTTCATTTGTGTCTCCTTCTATGTGTGTAAATGTTTGTGTGTAACTGTGCAAATGCACAAAACTATTTATCATTATAAATTATCTGTAATAAAAAATCAACATAAATATTTTGTTATGGAAGATAATGATATTGACCGTACGATATGGAACAGAGAAAATCCTGCTACATTATACTGCGGTAGACCAATAGTAATTACAGTTAGTCTAGGGTGTGCAGAAGAACAGCTTGCTGAATTTTGCGAACTTGAACTACCTGCTAGAGCGACTTGTGTCGTGCTTGCCCATTCCGCACTTAACGATCTACCTGATACAATCTTTGTAAGTTATCAAACTGATCAAGAACTTGCAGGATGGTTTAAGGCCTGTGATTTTTTTGTAAGTATCTGTAACAACAATGAACATAAATTGCTTGCAAAAGAAGCCGAAGCTTGCGGTGCCAAGATCGCAGATATATCTAATCAAAACATCCTTGATATATTATTAGGTTGACGTAAATAACTTTTTACAGTAACATAATAATTTAACCTTAATCTAAAGAATAATGAAACTAATCGCAGGAAATTCAAATCAGCCTCTTGCAAACGCAATTGCAGAGCATAGTTTTAGTACACTTGTACCGGCTAAGATTGACAGGTTTTCAGACGGAGAAACTTCTGTAGAATTCTTAGAAAATATCCGAGGAGAAGATGTTTTTATAATCCAATCTACCAGCACTCCGGTCAACGATAACCTAATGGAACTCATGGTTATGATTGATGCAGCTAAACGTAGTTCTGCACAACGTATTACAGCAGTCATTCCATATTTTGGATATGCTAGACAAGATCGTAAGAGTGCAAGCCGCACACCGATTACAGCAAAACTAGTTGCTGACCTACTTACGACAGCAGGTGCCGATCGTGTACTGACTATGGATTTACACGCCGGACAGATACAAGGGTTCTTTGACATTCCTGTTGATGATCTTACTAGCAGGATTATCTTTGCAAGAGATATTAAGGAACATCAAAAAGACAGTAGTGAATATGTGTTTGTAAGTCCAGATGCAGGTGGTGCTGTCCGTGCTCGTAAGTTTGCAGACGCATTCCATGGTAACATTGCTATTGTTGACAAGCGTAGACCTGCAGCAGGTAAGAGTGAAGTAATGCATTTAATAGGAGATGTGGAAGGTCGACATGCTATCCTAGTAGATGATATCGTAGACAGTGGAGGTACATTATGCAATGCTGCAAAAGCCATTATGGATGCAGGTGCAATTGATGTAAAGGCCTACATTACACATGGTGTATTAAGTCGTAGTGCCTGTATTAGGGTAAGAGAGAGCGTTTTAACTGAGCTAGTTATCACTGATACGATTGCAGATCACTGTGAAGATGGTTGTAGGGTAAGGCAAGTAAGTGTAGCTAATTTGTTTGGAGAAGCTATACGTCGTGTAACCAATGAAGAATCTATTAGTAGCCTCTTTGTGTAACATTTTAAAATAAATACAATAAGAGGATACGTGTATGCGAAAACAAACTAGATCTATATTGCAAGAATTGAATCATCTTGCTTTGAATAAAAATAATGATTTAATCATTGATTCAACAGCTAATAATATTATTAATAGTTCTATAAATTTAATTAATTTAATTTATGAAAATTATTCGCCTGCAGAAGCTGCTGAATTAGAAAAAAGATTTATCAACAGTATCCGCTCAGCTGATCCAAAAAAATTTAAAAGAGGAATACAACGTATTATTGAGAATAAAAGGAAACTTTAATGCTTCTAAAAGAAGGTGGTAATGTATTTAAAAATCCAGATAAATCACTAGCCACCAAAAGGATAGATAGGGTTGATGTTGAAACTACACTTGCTTGGCTAGAAAAAATTACAGGATTGCCACATAATGATTTTAAGTTAGGTAGTACTGGCGTAGCAGACACTTCAGGTGATCTAGATGTTGCTGTCAACATAGATGATGTATCAAAAGATGAAATGGTACAAAAATTATCTGCTTGGTGTAAACAAAATGGAAAAAATCCAAAAGAATGGATTGCCAAGTCCGGCATCAATGTACACTTTAAAACACCAATAAACGGCGATGAGTCACTAGGATTTGTGCAAACGGATTTAATGTTTGGAAATCCTGAATGGTTAAAATGGAGTATGCGTGGTGAACCTGGTGGCAGCCAATACAAAGGTAAACATAGGCATTTACTTTTAGCTAGTATTGCTAAAGCACAAGGAATGAAATGGAGTTACCTGCGAGGATTAATTGATAGGGCAACTGACGATGTTATTTCAGATCAACCCGATGAGATAGCAAAAATGTTACTTGGTAAAAATAACGATGCGAAAAGTTTAGAAACTGTTACCAGTATATATGATGCTATCAGAGGAAGAAGCGATCTAGAACAAATTACTGCAGATGCTCGTACTGCATTTGAAAGAGACAGACTCACACTACCAGAAGGCACGGAGATCCGGCGTATCAGGGAGCTAGCCGGAATATGAGATTTTTTGAATTTTATCAGTCCAACTCAATACCATTGATGGAAGGAGCACGGATCCAGCATGCTGAAGATATAGTCTTCTGGGAAGGAAGTAAAGGTGCTAAACGGGCAATAGAGGCTTTAAAAAATCTCGAACAAGGTGGACATACCGACGTAACTGTAAAGTGGGATGGGTCTCCTGCTATTATTTTTGGAAGGAATGAACAAGGCGAATTTGTTTTGACTGATAAAAGTGGTTTTAGTGCAAAAGGTTATGACGGAAAGAGTACCAGTTCTAAAGATTTAGAAAAAATGATTTTAAATAGGAAATTAAGTAAAGGTATAGAACCTGAAGATTCCTACAGACTGTTTGCCGGTAACATGCGGGATATCTTTGACGAGTATGAAAAGGCCACTCCACGAAACCATGTAGGGTACTTTAAAGGCGATTTGCTTTACTACAACACTCCATTACTTAACAAAGGTAATTTTACTTTCAAACCAAATATAGTAACTTATACAGTTGATGCAAAGAGTGTACTTGGAATGCAAATTGCTAAAAGTAAATCTGCTGTAGTGATTCATAATGAAATTGATATTAATGGAAACGAAACTAGTTTAAAGATAGATCCTGTAACATTCTTCAAAGGTCATGAAGTTTTAGTCGTACCACCTGTTACGATACAAGAGGCACCACAAGTAAACGATAATGAAATAAAAAATTTACAAGCCTTGACTAGCAAAAATGCGGCTGCAATTGATAAACTGTTAAATAAAAATACACTAACAGCAATGAAAATTACAGATTTTCCTAGCATTCTATATACATATGTAAACAGTAAAGTTGATACAGGCATGGAAAATTTAGGTACAGATTTCCTTGAATGGTTATCTACTAGTAAAGTTAGTCAAAATAAAAAAGGTAAAATAGCAGAGTATATTGGCAAGCAACAAGCAGGCTTTGCAGCTATTTGGCAAATTGTCGCAGGTATACAAAATGTAAAACACGATATTATAAATCAGTTAGAAGCACAAGATGTACCTGTAAAAGCTTATATAAATGATAATCCAGGCGGAGAAGGCTTTGTAATGGCTCATCCAGAAGGTGCAATAAAGTTAGTAGATAGAGGTGGATTCACAGCCGCAAATAGAGCAGTAGAAAGATAGTATGGATTTCCTTAAAGATTTAAACGAAGGTCGAATGACTCGTGATGAAAGCAATCAAAAAACTTTGACATATAATGATTGCTGCGAAAAGTTCTATCTAATTATGTTAATATTAGAAATGATGCGGGAAATGCCCTACAGCACACACTTTGTACAAAATTATTGTAGGCGCACAAAATATGATAATTTTAAACATTTTAAGATAAGCGGCACTGATGCTTACAATTTCCTATATTTTTTAAATGGCGACGAACATGCATTAGGAAAATTAAAAGATCTCGAAGCTGCACAAAGAGCCCAGGCTTCGACCGCATTACCATTACCAGATGTAATAGATTACTTTGCAAAAGTTTCAAATGGTAATAGGCCCTTTATGGTCCAACAAATGTTTATAAGGTTAGAGAATGGCCTTCATATAAACAACAGCGATTACAAAGAAATTAGGAGAAGCGTTGGCAAGCTTAACAAGCAGGATAAACGTAGGCAAAAAGCCATTGCTACCAGATTGTTATTTGCAGCACGAGCAAAATTACGTAACAGTGATATAATAGAAGACTTTGAAAAATTAATTAATCACTTTGATTTAGAAAGTCAATGGCAAGCTGATCCTGAACCAACCGTTAGTAAGCCTGATGTTGTTACAACTAGTCAAGACTTGACCTATTATCGCTTATTAGCAAAGCCAGAAAATTTAATATTAATCAAAAATTTCCTACAAAACACAAGAGAAGGTAAGGCAATACCCAGTAATATGGTTAGGGCTTACTCTCCTGTAGTTGAAATAATGGATGACATTGTAACAGCAGGACCTACTTATATAAACATGCTTAAATCTTTACAAAAAAGAGCTAAAAAACAGCGTAACAAAAAGTTTTGATTCACAGATGATAAATAAGTTTAGAAGCCTTATAGGCATAAGGCATATGAATTAAAAGGAGAAAAAAATGCCAAGTTTAGTAGGAACGGATATTGCCGCAAATTATTTAAAGCACCAAGGTAGTCAATCAGGTGTAGGTAAAGAGTATATTGTTAGCGTAACTAAAGCATCTTTGACTGATGCTGAGTTAGGCGCTGTTATCAACAATATTACATTACCAGGTGGTGAAGATGGTACATTACCTGCCAACACAGGTGATGCATTCACAATCGGTGGCGTAGGTACAGTAGATGGAGCTGCAATTTGGACAGCTGGTACATCACCAGCTATGCTTCGTGTACAAGGTAACGGAACATTTGATGCAACTGACGCAGCAGGAACCACTGGTGCAACAGTAGCAATAGTAGCAGTCTTTGAACCAGCTAGATAATTTATTCTAATATAAATTAATTTGAAAAGCACCATTTTTACATGGTGCTTTTTTTTTGACCTGTAAATAACTGCATGAGACTACAAATTATTACTCTTGTTGACGTCACCGAGACAAGAGAAAAAAGAGACGGTGACACAAAAAAATATTCACAGCAAGCAAACCTTAACACTTTATTTAACACTGCAACTCTAAGGACTAATCTACGACCAGTGTCTATTGAACAAAAACACGGGGGTATTGCACAGTTGGCTTTAGGAAAAAAATATAAAGATAGACAAAAATATTGGATTGTAACATTAGAGTCAGAAAGAGCCGAGTTTGGTGTTGATGAGATCATGCTGCAAAATGATTTTAATCTTGTACCAATAACAACTGGCTTAAATGAAAGCGTAGAATTTCCAGAAAATGTATTTGAAAGTAAAAATGAAGATTACAAAAATGTAAGTTTTATCTTTATAGATAATAATTAAAAAAACAAAATAAATACAAATGTAATATATTTTTTGGAGAAGGTATTGTCTGCAACAGAAATCGAAAAGCAGCATCTAGAAGCGCATGTAGAATTATGTCAAGAAAGATATCAACAACTTGATAAACGATTGTCTGTAATCGAAGATAAAGTTGAACGTGTTCATAATGACATCCTTGCAGGAAACAAGGCAATGATAAAGGTTTTTATTGGAGCTGCAGCCACCATCATTGTAGGTTTCTTATCTACAGTAGTGGTTATACTGGATAAGATAAGCTAATGTTAGTTAACGAAATACTAGGTGAAAAGCAGGTTTGGGCAAGATCAGGACAATCTGTTGTCCGTAAATATCGTTGTTCAGGCGGGCGTAGGAATGGTCGTATAGTTAGCAATCCTGCACAATGCTTTGCACCTATTGATGTTAAAAAAAGAATAACGTTAAAAAAGACAAAAGCTAGATTAGGCTCGAAGCTAGCTAGGAAAGCAAAAAAAACAAAACGTGTAAACCCAGCGTCTAAAAGGGTACAAAGCATGAATAAAAGGAATAACTAATGAAAGTAGCTGATATACTAGGAGAGCAAACTTTACAAGTAGTAGCAGATGACCCAAAGCAAACCACGCTGGTAGACCCAAAAACAAAGATACAAACTCTGATACCTAAGGATCCAAATAAGCCAGGAATGATTACAAAAGATCCTACCAGTAACAAGTTTGTAGTAAATACGCAACAATCTGGAGAAGTTGACCAAACAATCAAACCAGGCGAACAGGTAGAAGTAGCAGCAATGGAAAAAGCAGTATCACGAAAACAACAGCGATTTATGGGTATGGTACATGCTGCACAAAAAGGAGAGCAACCAGCATCAGGTGAAGTAGCAAAAGTTGCAAGCAACATGAAAAAGAAAGATGCAAAAGATTTTGCTAGCACTAAGCACAAAGGATTACCTGAAGAAAAATGAAAGTAAATGAATTATTAGGAGATTTTGGTATCTATACTAGTAGTGAAGAACAAACACTGTTAGATAAATTAGATACAAAACCAAAACGCTATAAAGATCTAGAAGAGCATGATCAATTTATAGCGGATTCTTTAATACGTAAAAGTTTAGTGACAAAAATTAACAATCAGTCAGATGTTTATATAAGGAAAAATGAACAAAAATAAAATTTTACAACAATTAGAACTTTTATTCCAAAATGAAATCCTTACGTCTATTCCACAAGTAAAAGATAATCAAATTCAAATTAAAGACTGGATTATAAATTATAAAAATAATTTATATTACATTACTAAAAACAATACATGTATTGCAACCACCTACACAAAAGCCGCTGCCCTAGCCATAGTAAAAGCAAAATTAAAAAATGATAAGAATGAAAAATATATACTTGAATTGGATAAGACAATTGAAAAAAATCAAAATGATTGTACTTTTTATAAACATACAATAGCAACCGTAAAAAATAAAAATAAAAGATTTTCTACAATGACAAGGCTAGAAATTGCTGATCAAATATTACAAAGTTCAAAAAAAGAATTACAAGGATTGATATTACATTAAATGATAAATAAATGTAAAGTTTAATTAGGATTATTCATATGAAGTTACGAGAAATTTCTAAACCAACCACAGTTAAGTCACTTAACGAAAATCTAGCCAAAATGTTTAACACCACTATTGACGTTGACACATTTACACTTGAACAATTACAAGATGCTAGGAATAAATTACGAACAACATTAAGCCAAATCGAAACTAATGAGAGCTTCGACGCACCTGCCAAGAATGCTTCTTACCAAAAAAATAAAATGTTTTTAGATGTGCTAAATCAAGCTATTGAAGAGAGAAACATTCAAGAAGCAAAAAAAGTAGATCAAGATGGCGATGGGAAAAATGATTTTGATGATGTTAGGATAGCTAGAATGGTAGCCTCTGGCATGAGCAAACCTGAAGCTATTGCAAAAGTCAAAGGTAAAAAGAAAGCAGATGAATCTATAGTTAGAGAAGGTGAAGAAGATAAAGCAGAATTAGTAATGGCTGCTAAAGATATGGTTGATCGCATTACAGCATGGATGGAAGATACTGCAGAAATGCAAACAGAATCTATGCTAGAACTAGGTGATGCTATCCGCGACGAATTGGGCCAAGAACAATCACAAACATTTATCGATTCTGTAAAACCAGCACTTGAGGCACTATATCAAGCACTTGAAAGTACAAGAGGCACATTAACACAAGGTGTAACCATGTTAACAGGCGAAGAAATGCCTGCTCCAATGGGTGCAGAACCAGGAATGGAAGAACCAGGAATGGAAGAACCAGGAATGGAGCCTACTGTTGATGCTGAAGCAGAGATGGGCGACGAGTTTGCTACAGCTGAACCAGCCGCAGGCGGAATGGAAGAAACAGGCAGAGAACAAAGAGAATCAATTCGTAGAGAATTCCTAAAAGCTAGAATTATTGAAAGACAAAATTTATCAAGATCTCTAGGCCAAATCCTTAGCTCAAAAAAAAACTAAGTATTACTGAAGACTTGGACCATACTGCAAAGTTAGTCCAAGTCCTTCGCACAGTAATTGCAACAGCCGATAAAGATAATGTTGCATTATTCCTACACTTTAATACTCCTCCAAAAAAAGAAGATATGAAACAAGATGCAATGAATCTTGACCTTAATAAACTTATGCAAAATGTCGAAGGAGAACAATTCGATTATGGTAGTTTTAAGGCTGCATATGACACTGATCCTAGAATTAAAACAATGGTAAACAATTTTAATGAAACAGGAATTGAACCCAAAACGGCTAACACCATTGAAGATCAACCTGAACAAGGAGATGCTGGAGGGGACGAAGTTGCACAAATGGCAAAATCAGCAACAGATTTAGGAGACCAGTTGACATAAACTTAAATTAACGTTATAATTAAAAATTAAAAGGTTTTATGACTGAAAGAACAAATAAAGAAATAGTTACCGCAATAAAAGAAGCATTAGAAGATTATGTACAACCAGCAGTAGCAGAACATGGCGGACATATAGACTTTGTAAGCTTTGACAATGGCACTGTTGAATTAATGCTTAGTGGAGCATGCAGTGGTTGTGCAGGCAGCATGTACACATTGAAGCAGGGTGTAGAAGGCATGTTAATGCATTTTGTACCCGAAGTTACTAATATTCTTGCTCAAGATGATCCAAACAGCTCTGTTGATCCTTTCTATCAACACGATCCATTTATGTATCAAGATTATTATTTTAATGAAGAGGATGATGAGCCTCTTAGTTAAAAAGTATAATTATACACCAATCTCACGCAAACAAGTAAACGGCAAACGATTATATCTAACACCAGATGGTAATGCTGTAGCAAGTGTAACAACAATCTTAAACTCAACAAAAGACAATACACATTTAATTAAATGGCGACAACGTGTAGGAGAAGAAAAAGCACTAGAAATTACAAATGAAGCTGCAGGCATTGGCACTAGGATGCACAAATATCTTGAAAATTACATCGAAAGTAGTGTCTGGCCTAAGGCAGGTTCTAATCCTTACGCACAACAGGCGCATAAAATGGCCGATGTAATAAGAGAAAAAGCCTTAAATGATGTCGAAATTTGGGGTAGCGAAGTTGCGTTGTATATGCCATCTATGTATGCAGGTACAACTGATTTAGTTGGTACATATAAAAATAATCCTGCTATTATGGACTTTAAACAAACAAATAAACCAAAAAAAATAGAATGGATAGAAGATTATTTTTTACAGCTAGTTGCATATGCAGAAGCACATAATGAAATTTATGGTACTGACATACGCGAAGGCCATATCTTTATGTGCAGTAGAGAGGGGGAGTATCAACAATTTGACATTTGGCCACATGAATATAAAGAATGGAGGAACGAATGGTACAACAGAGTTTATCAATATTATAAAAAATTTTCATAAGACTATACATTGGAATCGCTAAATACATAATAAAAGCGTAGGAGAAACACGTGGCCGTTGTACAAATTTCAAGAATACAAATCAGAAGAGGACAAAAAAATCAAGGAGAAGGACTTCCGCAGCTTGCAAGTGGAGAATTAGCATGGGCAATTGATTCACAAGAACTGTATATAGGTAACGGAAGTGTAATAGAAGGCGCTCCGGCTGTAGGTAACACAAAAATACTGACTCAAAGTGATGATCTTTTTAGTCTTGCTGATACCTATTCCTATAAAAAGGATTTCCCATATATAGAAACAGGATCTAGTAGCACAAATCCTTTTCGACGTACATTACAAGATAGATTAGATGATACTGTAAGCATTAGATCGTTTGGCGCCACTGGAGACGCTAATCAAGATGCAACAGATATAATACAAAAAGCTATTGACATGCTTTTTATTAACCCTTCAACTGTTGGAAATGAACAAAGCAGAGTTATATTAACATTTGAACCGGGTGTTTATAAAGTTAATCGAACAATTTACATACCTCCTTATGCTACAATAGTTGGGGCAGGGAAAGAAAAAACCATCATTAGTAGCACGGCAAGCACTATTATTAGAACTGTCAATGGTAGCAGTATACCCGGTAGTCCTGCATTAGATGACAATGATCCTAATTCAGCTACCACTTCAGGTAATCAACCAAGAGTGATCCAAATAAAAAGCTTAACTTTATCTTGCGATCAAGCAGGAATAGGGATTCATTTAGCAAGTTGTAGAGATAGTCTTTTTGAAGATATAGATATTATAGGTAATTGGAATTTTGGAACGCAAATAAGCGAAGTCGACCCTTTTATAGACCCTACTGACACTGGTATATTTTTTGATTCTCTAAGCAGAAGTATTAAAACACAAAATAATAATTTTTCTCGCTGTAAAGTTGCTAATTGGTCGCATGGTGTAATATTAAATAATAACTCTTCAAATAATAATCTAGAAAAAATGTCATTCATCCAATTAGGAGAAGGTATTAATATAGGAACACAAGTCCAAAATGATGCTAATTTACTAGTAGAAACACCTGATAACAATTTGATCGACAATTCTTATTTTTATGATATCCATGATAGAGCTATAAATTTAAAAAATGGAAAAGGTAATCACAGCCATAATAATTTTTTTAGAAATGTAGGCAATTCAGGAAGTAACGAATTAGATTCTACGTCATCAATAATTCATTTTGAGTATAGTGGAAATGAAAGCAAAAATGATTATTTTTATAGAACTGTACAACTAGCAAAAAGTAATTTTAATTCTGTAGATGTACCGTATACAGAAGAAATATCAGGATCTGTTGCGTATACTGGATTTTTAGATAATGTTGTTATTCCTGCAAGTACCGAGCCTACCAATATTTTAAAATTGCCGGGACAAAGTAATCAAAGCTACATTCTAGAATATTTGATGCACAACAGTAACGCTGGCTATACAAGGTCAGGTACATTGATCATAACTTGTGATGTAACACTTGGTAGAAAAGTAGATATTATAGATGATTATACGTTTTTAGGAGATACAAATTTTGATATTGGAGACAACTATCTTACGTATGATATCACGTTTTCAGCAGAATATGTCAATGACGGATCAGAATTAAATCCAAAATATAGCATTTATTTAAAAACTCTTACTGGCAATCAAATAAGTGGAACAACTTATTTAAGGTATAAACTAAACACTAATCGCTACTTATATCATAGCTAATGTTTAGTAATAACGACTACGAAACTAGGGTAGCCGAATGGGTAAAATGCAGACGATTAATAGAATTATCTAAGAGTCCAATAGACTTTGCAATCTCTGTGTACGAAAATGTAGAGCAAAACAGTTTACAATATGATCCTTGGGATAAAAAATCATGGCCTACTCCGTGGGAATTAATTTATGCAAATAAATATTGTGCGTTTACAAGAATTTTAGGCATCATTTATTCATTAAAATTAACAAAAATGTTCAGTCATAGCCAATTTTTTTTATTAATTTGTCAAAACACTGTAACAGGTAACATCGATTTTGCATTTGAACTAGATAAAAAGTGCTACTTATATAATAGTAATCATGAAATTTTAACAAAAATATCTGTAGAATAGAAAATATAAATAAAATCAATAAAAAGGACTTATATGAATAACCCTATCAATATTATTAAACGTAAAGGACACAAAGAACATTTAAATATTGATAAGATACATAAGGTTGTTGAATTCGCATGTGAAGGTCTTGCAGGAGTCAGTAGCAGTCAAATAGAAATGAATGCTAATTTACAATTTTATGATGGAATGACCACAAAAGAAATACAAGACATTTTAATACGCAGTGCAGATGATCTAATATCATTAGATCACCCTAATTATCAATATGCAGCAGCCAGATTATTGCTTTATGGAATGTACAAAGAATTGTTTGGTTCTTATGATGTTATTCCTTTATATGACATTGTAAAAAATAATGTAGAGAGAGGTGTTTATGACAAGGATATCTTACTTTTTTATACAGAGGAAGAGTTTAACAAATTAAATTCTTATATTAATCATAAAAGAGATGAAAATTTTACATACGCAGGTTTACGTCAAATTGCTGACAAGTATCTCTGTCAAGATCGTTCAACGGGTATTATTTTTGAATCTCCACAATATATGTACATTTTAATCTCTGCGACCCTTTTTGCAAAATATCCACCAGAGATAAGGATGCACTATATAAAACGTTATTACGATGCGCTGTCATTATTTAAAATTAACATTCCTACTCCAGTTATGGCCGGTGTGAGAACGCCAGTTCGACAATTTGCAAGTTGTGTGCTTGTTGATAGTGACGATACACTCGACAGTATTTTTTCTAGTGATATGGCAATTGGAAAGTATATTGCACAACGTGCAGGCATTGGGATTAACGCTGGAAGGATTCGGGGCGTGAACAGTAAAATTAGAGGTGGTGAGGTTGCCCATACTGGTGTAGTGCCGTTTCTAAAAAAGTTTGAGGCTACTGTTAGATGCTGCACACAAAATGGTGTACGTGGTGGTAGTGCCACTGTGCATTTTCCTTTATGGCACCAAGAAATTGAAGACATCCTTGTTCTAAAAAATAATAAAGGCACAGAAGACAACAGAGTTAGGAAGCTAGATTATTCTATCCAACTTAATAAAACAATGTATGAAAGACTATTAGCAGGAGAACATATTACATTGTTTTCTCCGCACGATGTACCAGATCTTTATGATGCGTTTTTTAACGATGCAGATCAATTCAAAGAACTTTATGAAAAGTACGAGAGGGCAACTAGTATTAAAAAGAAAAAGATTGATGCGATGGATCTGTTTAGTGCGCTGATTAAAGAAAGGGCAGAAACTGGTAGAATTTATATAATGAATGTAGATCATTGCAACACCCACAGCAGTTTTACCGACACTGTCTACATGTCGAATCTATGCCAGGAGATTACACTACCTACTAAACCACTGCAGCATATTGATGATCGCGACGGAGAGATTGCCTTATGTATTTTGAGTGCAATCAACGTTGGTATTGTGAAAGATCTTGGCGATTTAGAGGATTTGTGCGATTTGGCAGTTAGAGGCTTAGAAGAAATTATTGACTATCAAAAATATCCGGTACAAGCAGCAGAAATTGGAACAAGGGCTCGCAGGTCACTAGGTATAGGCTATATTGGGCTTGCACATTACCTAGCAAAAAATAAAGTAACTTATAGCGATCCGCAGGCTGCTGTTTTAGTACATGAGTTAACTGAAGCATTCCAATACTATCTTTTAAAAGCTAGCAATAGGATTGCACAAGAAAAAGGTGTGTGCGATGGCTATAAGAAAACAAAATATGCAAAAGGAATACTACCAATTGACACCTATAAAAATGATGTAGATACTATTGTTCCTAATGAACTGAAAATGGATTGGGATGATTTACGAAAACAAATAGAAATATGGGGGTTACGGCACAGTACATTATCTGCACAAATGCCAAGCGAAAGCAGCTCAGTCGTATCAAATGCAACAAATGGTATTGAACCTCCAAGAGGCTTCCTATCAGTTAAGAAAAGTAAAAAAGGGCCCCTAAAACAAATAGTTCCACAATATCAAAGTCTAAAAGGATATTACACACTGTTGTGGGATATGCCAGACAACCAAGGCTACATAAATATCGTAGCGGTGATGCAAAAATTCTTTGATCAGGCAATCAGTGGAAATTGGAGTTATAATCCTACCCACTATCCAAACAACGAAGTGCCAATGAGCGTAATGATTAAAGATTTAATTACAACTTACAAGCTCGGATGGAAAACAAGTTATTATCAAAATACATATGATTTTAAAATTGATCCAAATGATGTTGAAGAAAAAATAGAAGAACCAATAGCTCCTACGACTGAGGTACCAGACGAGGAGTGTGAGGCATGTGCAATTTGAAAGGAAAAAAATGAAAACTGTTTTTAATAGAGATAAAGTCGATTTTAGCAAGCAACATATGTTTTTTGGTGCTGATCAAAATGTCCAAAGGTATGATACTTTTAAGTTTCCTCAATTTGATAAATTGAATCAAACAATGCTTGGTTATTTTTGGAGACCAGAAGAAGTAAGTCTCCAAAAAGATAGGGCCGATTACCAAAATTTTCGTCCTGAGCAAAAACATATTTTTACTGCTAATCTTAAATATCAAACTTTACTTGACAGCGTACAGGGCAGGGGCCCTTGCCTAGCTTTCCTTCCATATGTGTCACTGCCTGAATTAGAAGGATGTATTGTTACATGGGATTTCTTTGAAACTATCCACAGTCGATCTTACACACATATTATGAAAAACGTGTATGCAAATCCAGAGGAAGTATTTGATACAATACTAGACGACGAAATGATTATTAATCGTGCAAACAGTGTCACAAAGTACTACGATGAATTTATGAAACTTGCACAACAATATACACACGATCGGTCAATTGATAAAAAAATCCTCAACAAAAAACTTTTCCTTGCAATGATGACTGTAAATATCCTTGAGGGCCTAAGATTTTATGTTTCATTTGCATGTACGTTCGGATTTGGTGAATTAAAATTAATGGAAGGCTCTGCAAAAATTATCTCGTTAATTGCACGTGACGAAGCACAGCATTTAGCAATTAGCACACATATTTTAAAACTATGGATGCAAGGCAAAGATGATCCTGCTATGCAACAGGCAGCAAAAGAATGCGAAGAAGAAGTATATGATATTTGGCGAGAATGCGTAAACGAAGAAAAAGCATGGGCAGAATATTTATTTAAGGATGGATCGATGATTGGACTAAATAAAACGCTATTAGACCAATACGTAGAATATATTGCAAACAGGCGGTTAAAAGCACTTGGTTTTGAAACTATATTTGAACAACCAGTAAATACTAACCCTCTACCATGGACTACACATTGGTTGAGCAGTTCAGGTTTACAAGTAGCTCCTCAGGAGACAGAAGTAGAATCATATATAATCGGTGGTATTAAACAAGATGTCAACAAAGATTTATTAAAAGGATTTTCATTATGATTGAAATTTATGGAAAAAGTTCTTGTCCTAAATGTCATCAAGCAAAAGCTTTTTGTGAAACTAGAAATTTAGATTACACATACAAACAACTAGACAAAGATTTTACAAGAGAAGAAATTTTTGAATGGTTTCCAGGAGCAAAAACTTTTCCACAAATTACCATTGATGGTAAAAATGTAGGAGGATGTGATCAAATGATCACCTACGTAGAAACTATGAATTATAAAAACATTATGCATTAAGGAAAAAATGTTAATAGAAGCACCGTATGCAACAGGCGATGTTGTGTCAGTTCGACTTTCATCTGGAGAAGAAATAGTCGGAAAATTATTAGATGATAATGACAAAACAATAAAATTAAAACAACCACTATCAGCAATAATGTCTGAAAAAGGTTTAGCAATGCTACCTTTTATGCTGACCGTTGATCCAGAAAAGGATTTAACCGTAAGTAAAAACCAAATAGTAATTACTGCAAAAAGTCACAAAGAAGTTGCAGATCATTACTTACAATCAACAACAGGAATAAGTTTAGGAGTATAAAATGACATTACATGAACAAATAGTACATGCTTATACAGCATATATGGCAGAAACAGCTACATTTGATGACAAGGGCGTAAAAGCAGCCGCAGCAAGGGCAAGGAAAGCCCTAGGCGATCTAGGCAAATTAACAAAAGATCGCCGAAAAGAAATCCAAGACAAAAAGAATGCGATGTGACTTATGCCAGCAATAGCTAGAGTAGGAGATTCAGTACTACCAGGTTGTGGTCATGTAAGCACTATTGTGTCCGGTTCTGGAACGACATTTGCAGATGGTATACCTGTTGCTAGGGTAGGTGATTCAGTTGCAGGACCTTATGTCGCTACTATTACGTCAGGTTCAGGAACAACAAATGCAGACGGAATTCCTGTTGCTAGGATAGGCGACAGCACATTTGGAACTTGTCCGCTTGATCATTCGGGTGCTAAAGGTATACAACCCTTTGTAGGTAGTGGTGTAATCATATCAGGATCAGGCACATCATATGCAGCATAAAGGAAAAAATGGCACAAATTAAAATACAAAAAAGAACAAGATTCCGTAAAAGGACTAGTATAGGAAACAGCGGATATAGCCGTCCCAAGAATAAAGGAATTCGAAGGGCATGGAAAAGATATCGTGGACAAGGCAAATAAATACTTGACAAGGAGAAAATTATGTGTAATAATCCCAACTGTAAATGCGATCCGTGCAACTGCAAAGACTGTAAACCTAATTGCAAAGAGTGCGGCTGCTAGCGTAGGAGATTAAGATGCGTGACGGTAAAAACTTGGCTATTTGGTTATTGTGTATGGCTATTATATACATATTAATTTGGTCAGCAGAAATTGCTTTACACGTACCTGATCTAAACTAATAACGATGACGCTGAACAAAAGCTGAACTTGGACGCCGGTTCGATTCCGGCCACCTCCACCACACATTTTCAACACACGGGGGTGTTCAGGTATTCGACAAGCAGTAAGTAGGGATGCTGAGTTATCCGGAGCAAGCTCGGTTAATGCAAGAAGCCTTTATAAGTGCAAACGAAAATTTTGTACCTGGAGCATTTACTTCATTAGACATGTCAATGGCTAATGAAGGTGAATTACTCGCAGCCTAATAAGTTGTGAACTCCGCGGCATAGTCCACCGGGCAACAGAACGGACTATCCCTCCTATTTTTTTGCTAAATACAAAAAGTTAGAATTTTAAGGAACAAGAATGAAGTTAATCAAAAATATTTTTGCGTCTATTTGTTTGTTATTGTTTATACAGTTACCAGTGCAGGCAGAATTACATTCTGATACTTACATTGGCAATGGTAGGACTTTTGTGAACCTTAATAGACATATTGTAAGAGGTGGAAAAAATTATCCACTATTTTATACATCAAAAGAGGATGTATATGCCTTTTCTTTTGACTATGTAGTTGCCGAAATGAAAAATATGGAAGCTGCAGAAACAATTGCAAAAAAATATGGCGTAGAAGTTACAATGTATCATGATCTAGATATTGCCCTTTTTATTGCAGATACACCTATGGCAGTAATGGACTTATACAAACAATTACAAACAGAATCAATGATTGAGTATTTAGAATTAGCTTTATTTGAAGCACATCCAGATATGAAAAAATTTGTAGTAGAGATTCCAGGATTAGAAACACCAATTGGAAATCCTATGCTATGGTTTACAAAATGGTAATAAGAGGATAATATAATGTTAGCAAATGAAATTTTATTTGAAAAACCCGGAAAATACGACTGGGTGAAAGATAAGGAACATTCAACAAATATGCCCTTAGCTGGTCGAGATCTCGAATTCGAGTATAAAGGAAAAACATATAAATTTAAACCTGTAGTAGATGCAGCAAAGAAATTTGGAAGCTTATATAGAGCAGGTAGAGGTGGTAAGAAAGATTCTCCTATCAGACCAGTGATTAAAGCACTCCAAGCCTACTTAGCCACATCAGGTCTAAATCCTGGACCAATTGATGGTTTTTATGGTAAAAAAACTGCAAAAGCAGTAATTCAATTACAACGTAAGTTAGGAGTTACTGTAGACGGTGATGTTGGTCCTAATACAGCAAAAGCAATGGTTGAAGAATTTAAAAATTTTACTGTAGGAGATCCAAAAGACAATGCAGAATCTAAAGCAACAATGGCTGACAATTGGTTTTCTAAACACACTAAATTTTCTACATTTGATGATTTCTTTGAAGATTTTAAAACAAGATACTTAGCAATAATAAACGGATTTGGACATTTAAAAAATGATTTTCCTAAACCTGCATCAGATACAGAAGCTCAAATCAGAAAAGCTGTCCAAGACGATATTGATGATGCAATGTCTTATATACAATTGGGTCAAAACAAAAGTGATTTAGTTTATAAAGATCTAGACACATGGAAAGATATGGTTCAAATTTACAGTAATTTTCCATTAAACAAAAAACAAATAGGTAACCTTTATAATGACAGACAAATGCTGCAACAAAAGCAACTAGATAAATGGACTGACGATCAAATAGGCTCTAAAATTGGAGGTACTGCAACTAGAATGTCAAAAGGATCTGCTGTTGATCAATATGAGCCAAAAAAGCCAAAAGCTCCTCCTAGCCTTGTTGCACCTTTAGGTAAAATGTTATCAAAGCCAGACATACCTGATTACTCGAAATATTTGAAAAAATGATAAAGAAAATTTTGTTTGCATTAAGCGGAATGTTATTGCTTTCCGCTTTTACCAATCCTCAGTCTCTTGGTAGTCCAAATCTAAATGATTTATCTACTAAATCACTCAGTGATCTACTTCCAGCTGAAATTTATACTATCACTGAACCTGAACTAGATTGTCTTGCAAAAAACATTTATCATGAGGCACGCAATGATATGATGGCAGGACAATTTGCTGTGGCGGATGTTGTACTTAATCGTGTTCACGATAAAAGATATCCTAATGATATCTGTGCTGTAATATACGAAGGACCAGTACAAGAATCATGGCGCACTAAGAAAACTCCAGATCCAAATGATGCCGAACTAGTGCCTATAAAAAATAAATGTCAATTTAGTTGGTATTGCGATGGCAAACCAGATAAGATAGACGATCAACAATCTTGGAAACAGGCCCAAGCAGTTGCCTATATGTTATTAAGTAGGAATGTAATGCGTGGCATCAGCGAAGGTAGCACCCATTATCATGCTACATATGTGTCCCCAAAATGGGCCCCTACTCTATACCCAATTGGTAGGATTGGAAAACACCGATTTTACAAATGGTTGTAAAAAATACTTGACACATTGAACATATGTGTTATTATATACTTAAACCTTAATTAAATAGGAATTATGAAGAAACTATTTATTGCTGCTGTAGTAGCAACACTTGCGGCCTGTGGCGGCGGAACAACAACTGTAAAAGTTGCGACACACAAAGAATATGTACAACCAGACTGGTATCAAAATTGTAAAGATATCGATACAGAATCATCTGGTTGGAAATTTTGGGAATCTACTACTTACTATTATAGTTGCGGTAGCAGCTCAAGTGGGTTTGAATCTGCAGCCCATATCAAATCATTACAAATTGCAAGACGTAATTTAGCAGACAGGATTAATGGCGAAATTTCAAGTGGTAGCAAAATCCGCATGAATGACATTGGCACTGAAAGCGAAATGCGCTCGGAAACTGAGACAGAAATGCTTATCGTAAATAAAATTACAGATACAGCCCTGCTACACTATTCTGAAACTGAACATTATAGTTATAAAATGGGAGGAAATTACCACTCCTTTACTATGATTAAACTTAGTAAGGAAAATGTAGACGAGATGATAGAATATGCTCAGAGACGTAAAGCAGAGAAAAATGCTACCATGCCTCAAAAGCAATTTAACACTGATCAACTTTCCCAAAACTAATATGAAATACATCCTGCTTAGTTTACTAACGCTCGGTGCTTGTGCTAGCAATAACATAAACACCCTAACCGAGCAGGGTGTTCCTTACTGTTATTCGTCTGAAGTTATTGTGGACATAGATGGAAAATTACAAACAACAACTGTTTTAGAGTGTACAGACAAACCCCGTGTTGAACATTTTGTAAAAGACACAGGCATGGCGCAAGAGTGTCGTCCTTATGATATTAATTATTCTGTTAGAGGAAAGGGAAGAAATGTTAGAGGATTTTTATGCAAATTTCCAGATGGTAGTTGGCAAGCTGTTGACGGCAGGTATGCTTATTAGTATAGGTGCTTGTGCCCACCATTATCAGGCTTACTACGGAGAAGAAACGACTGCTGATCGAACAGGATCAAAGAACTTTTGGCATAAAATAATGGATCAAAGAGCAGATGCATATAATATTCCTATAAAAGACAGAGACAGACATCAAAGATGTGTATTTTTTGCCCTTGATAATCTCAATCTAGGAGAAACATGCAAGTGGATAAGCCCTGATAGTAGTGCTAGAGGAGAGGTTAAAGTGGTTTTTGTTTATCCGTCAGGAGGAAAAATGTGTCATGTGTTTTTCACACAATTAGACTTACCTTACACTAGTAAAAGATGGCAAGACACAGCATGCTACAGTGCTGTTAATAATAGATGGTCCTTCATATCTAAAACATAAACAGTGTAGATTTTACATATCATTATGTAAATAAATATTTACATGATATATTTTTTCTTAACTTTAATTACAGCACTTTCAATTAGTGCTATTGCAATTTATTATAGTGTAGCAGGTTTAGTTGCTATTTTCTCTGCTGCAGCAATCCCAATTATAATAATGGGAGGCACACTAGAAATTAGCAAACTTGTTACGGCTGTATGGTTACACAAATTTTGGTTTAAAGCTAAATGGTGGTTGCGAACTTATTTGGCGGCAGCCGTTGTTATATTGATGTTTATTACATCAATGGGGATATTTGGTTTCTTATCAAAAGCCCATATAGAGCAAACAAGTGCAAGTGAGGAAAGTGTAGCACAAGAAGAACGGATTTCAAAAGAAATATTACGTTACGAAGATGCAATTAGAAAATCCGAAAATACAATTGCGAGGTTAGAAGAAAAAGGCACTGGTGGTCAAGCTGTAATACAAACGCAAATAGATAAAGAACAAGAACGTATAGATGCTGCCTATGCACGTATCCAGCCTTTAGTAGATGAACAAAATAGTATTATTGCATCAGCTACCCAACTTTACCAAACTGAATTAGATAAGATTGATAAAAATTTAGCTCTATTGCAATCTTTTATTAATAATGGAGAAATTGCTAAAGCGCAAGGCATGGTTGGTACAAAAGCTGACGGAAAGTATGGACCTAATACAGCCGCTGCATTTACAGCCTATCAAGAGCAAAAGTCTGCTGAAAGGCAAGAATGGTTAGATAAAATACAAAATGCTTCTGATACTGATACAGTAAAACAAGCTAAGGAAGAAATTGCACGATTACGAGCACAGGCAGAAAAGCAAATTACAGAATCTAATGCACTAATTACGTCTTATAGATCACAGCTACAAAACACTGAAGCAAAAGATGTTTCTAGTTTATTAGAAGAAGAACAAAATAAAATAAAAAACAATAATACAGAATTAGATAAATTATTACAGGAAAAATTTGCATTGCAAGCAGATGTAAGGAAGCTTGAAGCAGAAGTAGGACCAATTAAGTATATTGCAGAAATGGTCTATGGCGAATCAGCTGACAAAGATATTTTAGAAAAAGCAGTAAGATGGGTAATTATAACTATCATTTTTGTTTTTGATCCTTTAGCAGTTTTACTATTAATAGCTAGCCAATATACTTTAGAATTTATTAAAGTTTCGAGACCAATTGAAGCAATAGAAGATAAAGAAGAAGTCGAAGACGCGATATCTGACAAACCACTTGAAGAAGTTATGATTGAGGACTACACTTCTATCAATGAAAAAATTGACAAAATCGTAGAGGATGAAAAAAATAGTAAAACTTCAGTTAATTTGAATATTTCTAATAAATAACTTAATTGAAATATTTTATGAATCAAATTACTATTGTAACTCCTCCAGATAAATTATATAATCAAGGTATAGACATATTATTAATATATCCTGCAAGAGATATTAAGAATGATATTCAAGCACTTTTGTTTGAAACAGAGGCACCTATTAATTTATACTTATACGAGGACAACAAAAATGAACCTTACATTAATTGGTTATTTGATATCCATAGAATGTGCAAATTATGTATAATTGATTTTGACATTTTACCACATGAATTAAAATGTATAGAATCTTTTTTCATCTCTTTTAAAAACACATATTATAGAACTGCAGGAGAAAATATTTTATTTTCAAAAATAAGCTCAAATAGATTTTATAGTATAAATGATATCAAGAACTTACGAGGATTAATTGGCATACCATAGAAAAAACTTTAATAATTATAACAAACATAATAATAAATCTTATAACCATGTTTTCATTCCAGGAATAGCTGTCGTTGTACAATTTAATAATGTAGATGCTGCACTTAGAAAATTTAAGAAAAAAGTTCAAGAAGAAGGCATTCTTCAAACTGTCCGAAATAAACAAGAATATGTTAAACCTAGCGAAAAAAGAAGAAAAGCAAAGGCTGCTGCAAAAGCAAGATCTATGAAAAAATTAGGAAAATAATAATGGCGATGCATCATGAAATGTGGTTTCCTAGTGTAATCTGGTCAGCAATTATTCATTGTGTTGATAACACGAAACTCATAGAGTTTGCATATGATCTTAGAAGCACGTCTAAAGGTAGAAAAATTAGCAACGAAGGTGGATTTCAAAGCGATGATTTATTTGTAAAAGACAATCCATTATTTGTACCTTTTATCAATCATTTAGATGAAGAAGTGTTTGCTTGTAGTCAGCAAGTTGGATTACCTCAATGTCAATTATCAAATTTATGGCTAAATATTAATCCAAAGAATTCGTATAACACAGTTCACAACCATGCAGGCGCTTTATTTAGTGGAACATATTATGTGCAAGCAAAAGAAAATCAAGGAAATTTATACTTTGATAGAAGCGATTGTGCTGAATATTTTCTACCCCCAATTCAAAATCAAGTAACATATTACAATTCTAGCAGAGCTGCATACGCTCCTAAGACAAACGCACTTTTTATTTTTCCAGGATGGTTAAAACATTCAGTGACTGCAAACCAAACTGAAGAAGATAGGATAAGTATTTCATTTAATTATGTAGTTGCATAAAAAATATATAAATAGTTTTATAGCAGATGCCAATGGTGGGTCTGTTGTAGATCTTGCTTAATTAAGGAGAAAAAAATGGCAAAAGTTATCGGCATTGATCTCGGAACTACAAATTCATGTGTTTCCGTACTAGAAAATAAACAACAAAAAATTATCGAAAACGCAGACGGTGGAAGAACAACCCCGAGTATTGTGGCCTATAAGGACGATGAAATCCTAGTCGGAACAAGCGCAAAGAGACAGGCAGTCACCAATCCTAAGAACACCCTATTTGCTGTTAAGCGATTGATAGGTAGGAAATTTAAAGACAATGAAATTCAAAAAGACATTAAGAAATTGCCTTATGAAGTCGTTGCATCCGCTAATGGCGATGCATGGGTTCGTGCCAATGGAAAAGACCTTGCTCCACAGCAGGTATCAGCAGAAATTCTTAGAAAAATTAAGGAATATGCAGAAAGTTATCTAGGCGAAACAGTTACACAAGCTGTAATTACTGTGCCTGCATACTTCAACGACAGTCAACGACAAGCGACAAAAGACGCAGGTAAAATTGCTGGATTAGAAGTATTACGCATTATTAACGAGCCTACTGCTGCTGCACTTGCATATGGTGTAGACAAAGACAGCAAGAAAGATATGAAGATTGCGGTATACGATCTAGGTGGTGGTACATTTGATATTTCAATTATTGAGATTGCAGATGTAGATGGTGAAAAGCAATTTGAAGTACTTAGCACAAATGGTGATACATTCTTAGGCGGTGAAGATTTTGACCAAGCTATCTTAGATTATCTAGTTGCAGAGTTTAAAAAATCAGATGGTGTAGATCTCAGCACAGATAAAATGGCACTGCAAAGATTAAAAGAATCTGCAGAGAAAGCAAAGATTGAACTTTCAACTAATACACAAACAGAAGTAAATCTACCGTTTATTACTGCAACAGCAGACGGCCCTAAGCACCTTATCGTTAAGCTTACAAGAGCAAATTACGAAGCAATGGTAGAAAAGTTGATCACAAGATCAATTAATCCTTGCAAAATCGCACTGAAAGATGCTAAACTACAAGCAAGTGATATTGATGAGATTATCCTTGTAGGTGGACAAACACGCATGCCAGCAGTACAGGCAGCAGTAGAAAAATTCTTTGGAAAAGCTCCACGTAAAGATGTCAACCCAGACGAAGCAGTTGCAGCAGGTGCAGCAATCCAAGGCAGTGTGCTTGCAGGCGAAACTACAGATGTACTACTGTTAGACGTAACTCCATTAAGTTTAGGCATTGAAACAATGGGCGGAGTAATGACAAAGCTGATTGAAAAGAATACTACTATTCCAAGTAAAAAGTCGCAGATTTTTTCAACAGCAGAAGATAATCAACCTGCTGTAACTATTGTTGTAGCACAAGGAGAACGTGAATTTGTACGTGATAATAAGATGCTTGGCACATTTAATTTAGATGGCATTACACCTGCACCGAGAGGATTGCCACAGATTGAAGTAACATTTGATATTGATGCAAATGGTATCCTAAGTGTAAGTGCTACAGATAAGGCAACAGGCAAAGAGCAGGCGATTACAATCAAAGACTCCAGCGGACTTAGCGACGAAGAAGTAGAAAAAATGATTAAGGATGCAGAAGAGAACGCAGATAAAGATAAAGCACAGCGAGAGCTTGTTGACGCACGAAATTCTGCAGAGGCTGCTGTCCACACTTATCAGAAAGACTTTGACGAAGTCAAAGACGATCTAACAGAAGAAGAACGTACAAAGTTTGAAACGGCTGTAACAGAACTACAAGAGTCTATTAAAGGCGAAGACAAAGAAGATATGACCGCAAAAGTTACTGCATTACATGAAGCAGTAGCACCAGTATTTGCTGCAAAGCAGAAAAAGACAGAAGCAACAACAGAAGCCGACAATGACAATGTTGTTGAAGGAGAAGTTACCGAAGCTGCTTAATTGAGTTTTTGGTAAATAACAGTGGATGCCGATGGTCGGGTCCACTACAATCTTGCTTATTAAAGGAGAAAAAAATGACAAGACTGACTACTCTCGACTTACCTTCATATTACAAAGCTACAATTGGATTTGATAAAATATTTGACGAATTAGAAAGAACTTTTGCTAATAGTCAAAGTAATTCCTATCCTCCATACAATATCGCAAAACTAGACGATAATGAATTTGTTATCAGTTTAGCAGTAGCAGGGTTTACTATGGATGATCTAGAAATCACTAAAGAATCTAATGTGCTCCGTATTGAGGGATCATCGCCTAAAAGCGAAGACAAAGTGAATTACATCCATAAAGGTATTGGCTCTAGGAACTTTAGGAGAGAATTTGCATTAGCAGATTACGTTGAAGTTGTTGAAGCTAGGCTTTCTGTAGGTATGCTAAACATTCGTTTACGCAGAGAAATCCCTGAAGCATTACAACCTAAAAAGATTGAAATAACTACAGGTGATGAGTTGACAATCAAATACGACGAAGAGTAATTAAATACTATAGGGAGGGAAACCTCCCTTTTACAAGGAAATTACATGACAACAGAAGTGATAGAAGAAGTAAAACTAGACGATAAAATTAAAAAAGATTTAGAAGAACCTGGAAAATGGAATGTTGTATTTCTAAATGACGATACTACTCCTATGGAATTTGTAGTCGAATTATTAATTATAATTTTCAAGCATTCACAAGAAACAGCAGAGCAGGTGATGTTGCAAGTCCATGAGAAAGGTAGTGCAATAGTAGGTTGTTATACGTTTGAAATTGCAGAACAAAAAACTACAGAAGCAGTAGGTTGTGCTCGACAACAAGGGTTTCCACTAGGAATACAAATGGAAAGGGCTTAATATGAGTCTAAAAGACTTAACATGGGAACACCATAAAAATGCAGAGAGACAGGAATTTGTAAAAATAATGATGAGTGGTAATATTCATCCTAAGTTCTATGCTACATTCCTCTATAATTTGCATCCGAGATATGATTTGCTAGAGGCAATGGGAAGAGTACATTCATTGTTTAATGATATTCCGACAGTACAACGTCATAAACTTATCTTAAATGATTTTAATCACCTTTGGAAAGAAACAACGCCTCCCATCACTGTTCCAAGCACAACTGCGTATATAGAGCATATGAAATCCTGCATGAATGATCCAGACAAAATAATGGCACATATATATACATTTCATATGGGAGATTTAAGTGGCGGACAAATGATTGCACGAAAAGTTCCTGGGATAAAATCAATGTTTGAATTTGATGGAAATGTTGATGAATTAAAAAATAAAATTAGAGAAAAATTAAATGACAATATGGCCGAAGAAGCACAATATGCATTTGATTCTGCAACCCAACTTTTTAAAGAAATGATGGAACTAGACTGTGAGCATTATCTGGAACAAACTGATAACATGTCAGAATGACATTATAAAGATTTTTGAAGACACCTGTAGTGAATATGAAGAACCCGGACTTGATGCTTTTAATCAGCCTGATAGTGGTTGGGTTAATCGTGTTTTTGCTAATAAATCTGTACGTAGAGCACATATTGATGTAGTTGATGCTCGTGATACACGTGGGTTATGGATGATGCATGTTTGTGTTTTTCCTATCATTACAAATCCCAGTCCTATATACGGATTTGATGTTATTGCTGGAAAGAACAAAATGACTGGTGCATTCCACGACTTTTCTCCAAGTGCCTATGCCCTGCATCCTATGCTTAATTTATATTTTGACAGTGTAAGGGATTTTGTGCCTAACAAGCAAAGAGAGTTGCCAGATTGGGCCAAACGTATTTTTACTGACAAGATGTTAGCAGCAGGCAATGTCAACACAGATGAAGAAGCACAGCAGATCATTGATATTGCAGTTGCTAACCTCCGCATGTATATGGAAGAAGTAGGAAAATACGACGATTACTTAGACGGTGACGGTGTTAAAGTTGCACAAAATCACTATTGTAATCATCAAAAACAAAATCCACACACACCTAAAGTAATGAAGAGTTTAGGATTAGACGAAGCAATGGTTGATACATTCTGTAAGGATATGTTATTCCCTAATATAGAATAAATATCTAAAAGGAATTTAAAATGCGATTTAGAGAATTTAAAGTTGAGTTAGTTGAAGCAGAAGAAGTTGAAATTGATGGCGAGGTGCATACATTACCATCGACCAGAATGGCTCCGAAAGAATGGGATAAAAAAATCTCTAGAACAACTCCAGATCCTAGGAAATATGTATATAAAGTTGCCGATGGTATTGCAAAAGAAAAAACCTTTTTATGGAAAACAGGATCAGGAAAAAATGCTACAGTAATAGCAGGCAAAGTTGATAAGATTACTACAAATTGGGGAGACGGAGGAGAATTATCTGCAGAAGAATGGGCAAAGTGGGCTTCGGATACTGTTAACGTAAGCGCACAAGACATAGAAAATTCAACATTTTTTTGGGTCGACGGAGAAGAAATGGCTCCGTCTCAAATGTACAAGACAGATGCAGCAACAGGGTCTCTCACTCCAAATTTAGGCGATATTGCAGAGGCTGTTTTAGGTGCAGCTATTACAGCAAAATTTGAGCAGGGCGGTGCGAATATTGATGCTGCTATGGTTGTCGACATGCTAAAAGAAGTTTGTCAGGCTAAAGATAAAAAAGCAAGAAGGATTGCAAATTATGGTGATAAATCTGTTGCAAACGACGATGTTACATTTTATCTTACATTAAATGCAACCAGCACTAAAGGCTTAAAAGTCTGGATGAGAGAAAAAGATCCATTAGCTAATCCTGCTGATTTCTTGCTTGTAAAAGAGTTTGACTGTCCAGTGAAAACAGTAAAAGGTATGCAAGAGCATGTTGCTAATGCAGTAAAATATGCAAATACCAGTCGTCGGGCGCAGGTAGCTGTTGATAAAGCAATGTTAGATCCAAAACAGAATTTAGTAGAAGTTGTATCAGATGGCGCTAACCCAGAAAATCAAACAACAACTAAAGTTGATTTAAAAATCTTATATGACGGAACCATAACAAGATTATTGAGTTTAAAAGCAGGTGGTGTTAAACAATTTGGTCAAGTAAGCGGAGGAGTTTTTGAAAACCTTTGCCAATTCTTTTATGAAACTGTAGGAATTCAAGTGAGTGAGCATCTTAAACAAGAATTCCAGTTTAGAACTCCTGTAGGTGAGAGAGATAAAACTGCAGCTCAATATAATTTTAGCGAAGGACCATTTAATAAATTATATGACTTTGTTGCACAAGAATTAAAAAATAATGTCTTAACAAACGACGATACAAAGAAAGAATTTCAACTTGTAGAAAAAATCTATAATAACATTGTACTTCATGCGACACGACTAGAACAAGGTGTAACTATGGTAATCCTTGGTTTAAATAAATCTACTCCTTACAAGGAATTAGCTTTCGACACAAGATTATACGAAGCCTTAACATTGTATGATTTACAAATGAAATACACAAAAGGAACAATGTCCATTGAAATTTATGGAGTCCTTTTAAAAGATAGGGCGGCAAAAAAACTTGGATCAAATGTAGATGAGTTAGATAGCAAAGCTAGATTAATATCCTTTACTACAAGAATGATGGGCGGAAGTGTTAGGAATTTAGTAGAAATGGGTGATCTGCTTAAAAATCTTGCTGATATTGAAAAACTAGACGCTGCTGAGGCACAGAGACAGCAAAAACAAGTACAGCAACAGCAAGCGCCAAACATGCAAAAACCTGCACAAGAACCTTTAAACGCTTGACAATTTAATTTTAAACTGTTATTATTAACTTTTAACCTAAAGAGGAATATGCAATTAGATATTACTGGTTCAGTTGTATTTCGGCATGAGTCCTTTCCGGCTTGTGAAAAATGTGAAGAAGGAGCAGAATTAATGCGTGAACGAGGCATTAAATTTGCAACCGTCACATGCGACAAGTCTATGTTTGGATCTCTGATGAAAGTAACTAAATCTCAAGACGTTCCCCAATTTTTTGTAAAAGGCGAGTTTATTGGAGGATTGTCAGATCTAAAAACTCATCTTGAAACACTTTAACACACACATAAGGAGAAACTAATGATTGTACCTAATAAAACTTTTAAATTCCGTGTTGGCCCCGATTGGGATGATAAATCTACTGATGATCTTTTTAAAGGTAAGCGGGTAGTAGTTGTATCATTGCCAGGTGCTTTTACTCCAACCTGCAGCAGCAAACAACTTCCTAAGTACGAAGAAATGTATGATCATTTTAAAGCAGCAGGAATTGATGCTGTATATTGTGTATCAGTAAACGATGCTTTTGTAATGAACGCATGGGCGAAAGATCTAGGCGTTGAAAAAGTAGAAATGGTGCCAGACGGCGATGGAGTATTTACACGTGGTATGAACATGCTAGTAGACAAGCCTGCACAAGGCTTTGGTTTGCGAAGCTGGCGATATGCTATGGTTGTAAACAATAAGAAAGTAGAAAAGATGTTTGTTGAGGAAGGATTGAATAATCTTGGACTTGATGACGATCCTTACACTGAGTCTACTCCAGAAGCAGTGCTTGAATATCTTAAAAATAATTAAAAATGTTTTCTTCCGAATACTACGATTGGAATAAATTAATAGATAAAGATGCACGGACTCGTATGACGTGCAATATCCGAGAAGCTATTAATACAGGTCATTATTGGACCAACAGTCCAAAATACCAAACTAATTATAATGTATTTGGAACTTTGCAGCAAGACTTTGTAAACTTAAAAATGAGTTTTATTTGGTCTTGCTTTGCATTCCTTAATAAAGAAGTTAAAATACATAATATCCAGTCATGGGCATACATGACTAGTCTAAACTATCCTGAAGACAGAGACACCCTTTGGCATCATCACAATCATAATCCTGCAACTAAGACTGTAAGTGGTATATACTACTTAGACTTGCCGGATGATGTATATAATTTAAAAGAAGCTGGTACAGAAATGGCACCAGATGGTGTTGACAGCAATAATAAATTTTTCCTTGATTGGCGAACTGGACACTGGCTAATTTATCCAGGAACTACATATCACCGGCCAGGTGTACTACAATCAACTAACGATAGGTTTATTGTTGCAGCCGACCTAGAATTTTAGGAAATATTATGGCTACCTCTGAAGAAAAACAAGAATTAATTGATGATATAAAATTTCCGTATAAGTTTTATAGAATTAAAGTGTATGGTCGGGGAGGAGACGATGTACTTTATAATCTAGACAAATATGGATTTGATTATTGGACTAGGGCATTACAAAAAAATCCCAGTGCAATTATAGATTATATACACGATGCCCGTAGCGATAAAGTTAAAATTAATTTACCGCCTTACGCTCAATTCCTAAAAGATTACACTAGTAAAATAGGCATAGAATACGGCGCAATTTTTTCAAGTTGCGATTTAAGCATAACACAAACCGACGGAGACGATATTGGATCCAATGATATTAAAACTATAATACAAGGTACTCCGATTACATCACTAAACGCTCCTATTATAAAACTTGATCAAACTGTACTTCCTAAATTTGTATTAGCGCATAGTAGGCACGAAGTAGGAGATTTTTTAGAATGCATATTAAAAATTGATCACAAGTTTGATATTAAACAACTAAAACTTCCTATTTTAGAAAGAGCAAAGGGAGATTTTGTCCTACAAGGATTGATCTATCAAAATATGAAATTGCCAACTAGCTTTGGCTACACTAAAGAAACAAACGAAACAACAAATATTTGGAAGACATGAGTAAATCATATACATTTAATGTTCAGGATATAATGCAAGACGATCCAAACGATCCTACAAAAAGTATCCTTACCATCCCAGATGAAATTCTTCAAGACCAGGGATGGACAGAAGGAACAGAATTGAAAATTCAAATAGGTGACCAAGGCACTATTATAATTGAAGAAGTAAAAAAACCAGTTGACAAATCTGAATAGTATGTTATAATAATCTTATACGTTAACAGCAGCGAGGGCTTATGCATATTGAAATTGTAGGCGGCAGTACAACACAGAAGTTTTATGTCGAAAGCATGATGCGCTTCTGTCACGAAAAACTGTTTCCTCGTATGCGTACATTATATCTTAATGTACACATTAAGAATTTCGGTGATGACGATAGCTGTGGTTATTGCGTACCTACCGAACCAGGATCCCGACCACGAGAATTTGATATTGAGTTAAATCGCAGTTTGCGTCTACGACTACTGCTTACAACAGTGGCCCATGAAATGGTACATGTCAGGCAGTTTGCACGTGGTGAATTGCGTGAAAACTATGGTGTGGGCAAGCACCTATGGAAAGGTGCTTGGGTTAATAGTAATATTGATTACTATGATTTGCCGTGGGAAATTGAAGCTCATGGAAGAGAAACTGGATTGTTTATCCGTTACATCCAAAAGCACAAGTTATGTGCTAAACCTTGGACGAAGTCCACCTATTAACACTTGACAATACGAGGTATATATGTCAGCACGTAAGTCTACCAAAACTGTTAGATCAGTAGCCCCTTTCTGTCCCGTCACAAGTTCAACTAATAAAGTAATTTCTATGAAAGCCGTTGCAGCAATGTTAATGAAACGTGGCTTGAAGAAAAACACAAAAAAATTACTAAACCCAAAAGATATTATAAAATTTGCCTGGGTAGATCCTAATTTAATAGATCTTGATTATGACCGCCAAAGATTTCCAGAACCTGCTCATATTGAAGATATTACAGTAAATTGGGATAGTGAGGTAATGACTCCATTGCAAGCTATTAAAATGTCAGATGGTAGATGGAAAGTAAGTGACGGACAACAGCATGGACTTGCTTATATGATCCTTTTTCCAAATAGTCCTGTTCCTGTATGTTATGTGGAAACTGATGATCCAAACGTAATAACAAGACAGTTACTTGCATTAAACGCTAAGAATAAGCCAGTAGCAAAGTATTTTATCCATATGAATTACTGCAAAACTGGAAACAAAGAGGCAATTGAAATTGAAACTGCTGTATTGAAAGCAGGATGCACTACATCATACAAAGGCAAAACACCAGGTGCTATTACACACATCACTGATTTATATGCTGCAAAAAGAGATTATGGTACACGCAGACTTATTAAAGTATTAAGTCGGCATAGACTAACTTGGCCATTAGAGAAAATTAGCACTTCTACTATGCAGGGTTTTCTTAAAGTAGCAAAAATGTTAGACGACGAGGGTATCTACAGTGATGAATTGCTAGATGATATTTTCTTAGCAGTAGATGTAAACTTTTTGAGTGCAGAAAGAGTCCATCTTGATATCAAAGATGATTTTAAAAGAGCATATCCATCAGGTCATAAAGGCATAAGTCAAACTGAAAAAGTAGCAAGTGGTATAATTGATGTTTATGAACGTGCGAAAGGACAAAAACTATTAGACAAACCTATTGATATTAGTGTTAATATAATGGTTACGAGCATTCCATGACTATTATCCAAAAAAAATTCGATCCGGATACTTATATTACCCGCGAATTATACATTAAAGTTACTGAAACAGGAGATTTAAGTTATGTATGGGCTCATGTACACGCTCAAAAATGGGGGGTAGATTATGAATCTTACCACAAATTGTGTAAAAAAACTTGCTCTTGTTGTGGAAGTGTGTTAGACTATGGAATTGGTGCTAATAACGTTGGTAAGAAAGACGAAAACACGCCTAGCACCGATCATAAAATACCACGTTCTAAAGGAGGTACAAACGATATTGATAATTTATGGATCATTTGTAATAAATGCAATACCATAAAAAGTAATGCTACGCATGAAGATATTATCAGATTCGAAAATATTGCCAAATATTTAAAAGAATTTCAACTTTTAAACGAGAATGAAAATGTTTAATCGTGTTTCATCTAAAAATACCAAAATGTTTAACACACTAGAAGTCCTTGCTGTAGCTTATGCAGCACATCGCATCAACAAAGGTTACATTAAGTTTGGTAGTTATGATTATCACAAGAATATTGTAATTAACAAAGCTAATAAAGAAATTGTTAAAGACCATTTTTGGAATTATAAAGGCGACGAGGCTCTGATGCACAAGGTTACCGTCACTGATGAAGATCGTGAAAATGCTTCTAAAGCTCGAGCTCACTTTAATAAGTATACACTTGGATTACTTGGCAATACATTAAATGAATTCCAGCAGGATTTATTTGCTGCTGTTACTGCAGAGGAAGTATCTAGTTCAGAGTTAGGTATCATTGCCTATGTACCCGAAATGGTAAAACGTGAGCAAGCAGAGTCTGCTCTCAAAAAGACTGTAAAACAAGAATTCCGCGAGAGCAAGCATGTGGGTGCTCGTGGTGAGACTTTTGAGGGTATTTGTAGGATACTTTCAAAGCAATGGTTTAGCTCTTTTGAACGCTGGGGTTACACTGTTGAATCTGAAGGTAACCTTTTATCATTTTTTAACAAATTTGAATTCCAAGAAGGAGAAACTCGTTTAGTAAAAGGTAAGATTAAAGATCTTGTAAATAACAAGAAGTTTAAAGTAGATGAAACACGATTAAATTATGTTAGACTATTTAATGTATAGGAGAAAATGCCAAATTTAGTACCAGTCGTAATCGAAAAAGAAAGTAGAGGAGAGCGATCTTATGATATTTACAGCAGATTGCTAAAAGACCGGATTATTATGCTTGACACTGATGTTAATCAGACAAGTGCAAGCTTAATTGTAGCTCAAATGCTTTTCCTAGAATCTCAAAACCCTGATAAACCGATTAATTTTTATATTAATTCACCAGGTGGTAGTGTTACAGCAGGTATGAGCATTTATGATACTATGAATTACATTAAGGCACCTGTGCATACTATTGTAATGGGACAAGCTGCTAGCATGGGGTCATTGTTAGCAAGTTCTGGAACAAAAGGACATAGATATATGCTACCATATAGTAGGCATATGATACATCAGCCACTTGGAGGTACTCAAGGGCAGGCTAGCGATGTTGAAATCCAATATAAAGAATTGCAGTATTGGAAGGAAGCACTCACTGAAATTTATCATAAAAATACAGGTAAAACGGTAAAGCAATTAGAAAAAGATATGGATAGAGATAACTTTATGAGCGCAGAAAAAGCAAGGGAATATGGACTCGCAGACAGTGTCATCTCACATCGCTGAGATTAAAGGTATACCCGAAAAGGATATCTTAGAGCAAAATCTCAAAAATGGTATTTTTGTTGTAACATTTAAAAAACTAGACGGCGACGAAAGGAAAATGACCTGTACTAAACAAACAGATCTAATCCCAAAAGACAAGTTACCAAAAACTGAAAGTAAATCTAATGATAAAACTGTAACAGTATGGGATACTAATGCTATGGATTGGCGTAGTTTTAGATATGATAGAATTATTTCCGTTGAGGAATTATCTACAATCTAATAAATAAATTGTTATGGATAAACACACTACTTTTTCGTCATTAGCAACATTAAGAAATATCTGTGCAGATATAGAGCAACAGATAAAAGAAAAACATAGAAAAATGACAGAATTAAGAAATGACTTTTTAACCTTACAACGACAGTATAAAGATTTACAATCCGTTATTGCAAATTTAGAGAACTATGGTAAGGAAAATATTAAGTAA